TAATGTACAAAGTATTGATTTTTCATGAAGTTTGAATCACCTTCTGCATAGTTTCTTTTGATAGATAATATCTCTTGAGAGTATTGATCAATAGAAATTATGTAAGGTAATTTTACACCAGATGTGTCTTCAAAACCTGGTACATCAGCATTAATATGCATCTCTAAAATAATGTGTTCGTCATCTCCAGATCCGTAACTTTTTTCAGATCCTTGTAATTCGTCCACTTTATCTGCTACATCGTCAGGATCAACTGAACCTGTAGCTAATTCTATGTCACGATAAAAACCTTGTAGTTGTTGCTTACGCACATCATTGCCACTAGTTTTTATTACGTGTGTAATTCTATCTGCTGACTCCAAATCAGTAGCCATGTAATTTATAACTAAATCTTCACCTGCAACAAACTTTGCACAAGCTCTTTTCATTAAACCATCGTAGTAAACTTTTTTAAATGCAGAACCACAGAGAGGTAGATAGAATAGCAACTGATCCATGTCTGGATCGTATTCTTGCATCACCTCAGTGATTTGATAGTTCATAAATTCTTGCACACGTTTTGCTTGATCTTCTACTTCAGGTGTAGATAATCCTATTACTTGAGTTCGTACGGGGCCGCTTGGGGGGAGAAGTTCCTTATACGCTTGGGCTTGAAACTGTGTAACAGATTCAGCGAGTAAGGGATGTACGACCCCGGACGCTCCTTCGAACGGCTGTGTTCGGTCTTCAAATTTAAAACCTAACATGTCAAGACCCTTGATATAGGTATCTTCCCAATCTTTTCTTGAGTCTTTATCCGCTTCGAATTCTGCTAGTAGATCACCTGCAAATCTACCTAATTCTTCATCTTCAATGTATTCTGCTAAGTTAGCATCATGTGGTATGTTTGTTTTATCTATTGGTGCGTTTGGATCTAAATTAACTTCAGCACTGCCATCTTCCATTATTTCAAAATCAGATTCAAACTCTACACCTTTAGGTGTTACGTCTATTTCTTCACCAGTTGGCTCTATATCCAATGCACCTGTAAGTGCTTCTAATGCTTTATCTATATTATTTTTATTATCGTCAGCCATTTACAGCTAATCCCCCTCTCTTGTATGCTCCTAATCCTTTGCTAATTATATCCTGTGCTGCAGGATTATCTTTAATTATCAAGGTAGGAACTTCGTAAGCCCTATTACTACCATCAGTTATAACAGTTTTCATGAACTTTGCACCACTTTTCTTACCAACCTTTTTCATAGCACCTTGTGCTATTGGACCGTAAGCTGTGATATTACCCATATAATCTCTACTTCCTTGCGAGGTGCTTAGATTTTTTATCTGCGGTGACGATATAGATATACCATCATAGCCACCTTCTTGCGCCACTCTCAATGCATACTTCATAACAAACTCGTTGTAGTCTTCTGTTTTACTGTAAGGTCCTTGAGGTATGTCACTAGTTTGTCTGCTTTCTCTTAATCTTTTTCCTTCATCTGCAATAATTTTTCTTACCTTTGCACGTTCTCTATTTAACCTAGCTATTCTAGTTTGTATCTGTTGTGTTTGTGGTAATTGTAACAAATCATCTATTTTTGCTTGTATTAACATCATTTGTTGTTCATTAGCAGTTTGACTTACGTCCTCTGCCATATCTGCACGTGGAGAATATTTTGATTGTCTTAGATCATCTTGATATGCTCTCGTATCAGATAAAGGTTGTCCTTTCGCTGCCTGTTGTGCTTGATATTTTTTTACTCTTCTTGCTGCAGCGTTTATTGGTTGATGCATGTCAGATTGTATCTCTTCTATGTGTAGTACTCTTCTACCAAAAGCATCTGTTCTATCAGACGTACGCATGTGTACAAAACCACCTGCACGCGATGAGGTGTTCAATCCAAAATCATGTGCATAAGTATATGTTGGCTCTTTAGTTCGCATTGAACCAGGTTTGTGTTTATAATTAAATAAAAACTCACGGTAGTTAGATCCACCACTAAGTGTTTGTTGACCTCTGTACTGTGCCTCTCTTCTATAATTTTTAAATCCTGCAAGTCTTACACCAGATATTTGTGCTATTTCTTGTAATGGTTCTTTTAATTCAAACGGAAACTTTTGTGGAAAACCCTCTGTTATTGCATTTGGCACACCAAAATTTTTTTGTACTGAGTCTTCTATTTCATCTACTATTTTTAATATACCTTGTTTATCATTATCACCAATAGCTTCTGCCAATGGATTCACTTTAAGTTTTAAATCTCCTAAAACATTTCTTAATGGTCCAGGTCTATATCCTTGTAAATCTTTTCTTAATATATTTGTAAAAGATTGACCGGCATCTCTTCTGCCACCTCCCAAAACTATGACGTCAATATCTGGTGCTAATTTTTCATCAAAATCTTTTACAACGTCTGCTTTTGACAATTTGTTATTAGCGTTTCTAGATAAGTGTGTTGACAAAGATGTATCATTTAACTCCATGTCTTTTATGGGATTGTGTTTTGCAAACGGTCGTTTTAGATATGCTAACCATTCTGACCCTTTTGCAGTCTCAAAGGGTGCATCTATTAGTTTCTCACGTGATGGCCAAAACATTGCACCAGGTATGTCGTCTGCTTTAGGCTTAGGAGTACTTCCAAATGTGTATAAAGGTTCATCCCTTGCAAAATCTATAGCGTCCTCAAGTTTAGTAAAATCTTTTACAGGTAATCCTGCTTCGTCAAAAACACTAAATTTTTGTTTTGGTCCTGTTATCTTTGGTGAAAAATTTCTTAATTTACCTATGACTTTTGGTGCTAGTTTCTTCACTATACCACCTACAGCATACTCTTGTGGGTTCTTTCTTATGTACGCAACCATTTCATCATGTGTTGCATTTTTTGCTAGTCCACCTTTTTCATATCTATAATATGCATCCATTACTGTGTTAAAATATGTAGGTGTGGAATCACCTCCATATTGACTTAATGCTTTTTCATAGCTACCATCATATTCATTCACAAGCGCTTTTACATAATCTTCTGCAAATCTTCTTTGTTCTACAATATTGTACGGATCTTTATCAAAATTTTTAAAAGGTGTTACACCATAACCTGGATCTCTAGCAGTTGATGGTAATATTTGAAACGCACCTGTTGCTTGTGTATCACGATTAAGAGCAAAATCATTTCCTCTAGATTCTACAAAGCGTATTGAATTCATCAATCTATTAAAATCAAGATTGTCCGGCATAACTTGATATCTATCAGGTTTTGGTCTTGGTACTATTCTATTTGTTGGAGGTTTATGTTTTGGTCTTATTGTGCTACCACCATCTCTAAACCCATGTAATGTGCCACCTCTAAACTGTGATTCAAATTCTTCTTCTGTCATGTTTTCGTACGCTCTTTTTTGTTTTAATTCTTGTGCTCGTTTTTTTGTGTTGAATATATTACCAGATGGCGAGTACGTGTCTATGTATCTTTCAATAAAAGTTGCGTAATCACTGCCTTCAGGTGTTGACGCGTAATCTAACATTCTATCGTCTACATCACCTTTCATTACACCCAACGCTCTAGCTCTTTCGTCCATTTGTGACGGTGTTGTTACATCAAAAATTATAGGATCATCTTTTGCAAAATCCTCTGGCGAAGTCATGTAATAGTTTTCGTCCACTATTTCAGTAATGCCAGTTTTATTATCTATGTAAATATGCTGATTGTTATTAAAATCATCGCGTATATCAAACTCTATGTGCACGTCACCGCTTTTATATTTTCTGTATATGACAAGATCTTTGTCACCGTCTGCAGTTGTTATCTCAAATTCTTTTACTGTCTTGTTATCGTCCTTTGATGTTTTAAGTAATCTTTGTCCTGCTTTTTTACCAACCTCTAAAGCACTTACCATCGCTTTTATCCAAGGTGGCGACTTACGTGTTACTTCTTTTATTGACGCCTGGGCCAAGGCCGATGCTCCTTTGAGAGCGGCTCTAGGCATTGCTGCTGCAGCAGCTGTAGCACCAGTTTGTTTTAAAAATTTTCTACGTGACGGATCAAACTTTGTATTGTCTACAGCTTTGTCCATCAGTTTTTTTATACCTTTCTTTATCAGTCCCCCTTTAGCTAAACCGTACTTGTCCATCAAATCGTACTCTGCAATCATCTTATCTAATTTTTCAATGTACTCCTTTTCTGCCTTTTGTCTGTTAGCTTTTGCAGCTCTGTTGGCTTCCTTAGATCCGTAAAAAATATTTTCCGATTTTAACGCTTTCGTATAATCTTCTGAAACAGGAATGACGTGACTAAACTCTGGTCTATCTCCTTCTTTTATCAAACCTTGTTTTATAGCGCGTGCTATACTAGGATTAGAAGTAACACGTTGTTTTAACATAGGACCTAAAATAAAAGGGTTGGCTTGAGATTTAATTATGTGATCTATTACAGCGTCTTCGGGTAGTCCTTGTCTTACCACACCTTGATCTATAATTCTCCCTACCTGTGCCTTTAATATGTTTTTTGAATACAAACCTTTTCTACCACCAGCTATGTCTATCGTTCTAAATAATTCTTCCATCTTGCTTTTGTTTTCTTTGGATAAATTATCGTATAGTTTTGCGTGTCTATCAAAACTACTTTTTTTAGGAGGGAAAAGTTCTAGTTGTCTTTTTTTGTTAGGCTCTTTAGCTATTTTTTTAAAAACGTTTTCTATAGGTTTTAGTTTACGTTTGCTTCCGTCTTTTAATCTTATTTCTTCACCTAATGGGTTTCTATTTATTCTGACGTTTCTAGCACTTTCTTTTGCAGCTCGATCTAAAAAAGCATACATTTCAGGTTTGTAGGACGCACCAAAGAAAGGGCTGTCTAGGGTAGATTGTTTTACCCCTCTTTTCAAAGCTGCTTCAGCAACTGCTCCTAATATTTTTTTCTTAGACATTAGTCTTTCAAATAATCTTCAACTGCTGTTTGAAAAGCATTAGGATTTCTTTTAAATTGTTTTGAACCTATTTGTAAAAGTTTTGGTCCGTATTTTACAAGTCCTATTCCTGTGCCAATGTCTAATGGTATTTCTGCTAAATCTGATAAATCGTAATAAGCTTGAGGAAACGGTGTTTCATAATCAAAACGTGGTCTGCCTTGACTTGCATCATATTCAGTTCTGTAGTTTTCATTTAAGCTAGCAAGTCCACCTTCTTCAGTAAACATTTGATCTTCTAAATTAATTCCGTATCTACTCATTAATTGATCGTTCAAAGATCTTTCGTAAAAAGGTTGAAAGTTTTGCTCATAAAAATTATTTATTTTGTTTTGAAATATTTTATTGACATCATCGTGATATAATTCTGGATTAGTGTTTCTATTTGTTTTTGTCCATTCGTTAAAAGGTAATTCTGCGTAAGATTGATCAGAAAAATTTTGAAACAAATCTTCGTCCATCATATCCGTAGCGTATTTATCTGCTTGTGCTCCGGCGTTCATTCTCATGCTATCCATTAAATAACTATCTTCTGCAGCGAGAGGATTATCTTCAATAAAACTAGGCATTCCAAAAGCACTAGTTATGCCAGCGTCCATTGCGTATCGTCCATACGGTGTCATAAAATCAGGTAAATCAATACCAGGAATTAAAGTATTTCTTCTTGCACCTTCTTCAGTAAAAGGATTGTAAAATTGTATATTTGAAATTCTGTCAAGCATACCTTTACCAAGGCCACCATAAAATTGACCTAAATCATAACCAGTGTTGGCTATAAATCTACCTTGGTCTTTGTAAAAATCTGGATTAAGAAAAACCTCTGAAGGGCTGTCACCGTAATATCCGTAAGTTTGTCTAAGTGATTCTTCATTGGGACCACCCATAAATCTGTAAAGATCTCGTAGTCCTTCTGTTTCCCTACTGTAGGTATCTGCGTAAGTTTGAGGATCTAAAAGACTTGTGTATGTTTCAGGATCTTTAAGACTTTCTATAGTTGGACCATAGACTCTTTCAAAAAAACCTTTTTCTTCTTCGGCCATTAATAATATACTCTCCCTCCAACCTTAACGGTCTCCTCATCTTCATAGTCATCTTTTAACCCAACATAGTAGCCTTGTCTATATCTCATTAAAGCTTGCGTGGTTGAATCCACGTAGTCGTCGTTATCGCCGAAAGGAAAAGCTG